TTTTGTCGTGATTATCGATTCTTAGAATCGATAAAATCACGACAAGGAGGGGGTTCATTCAAAACAATTTAAATCTTTTTCTGAATCGAAATTTAAATCTTTTGTCCTATCTTTTCTTAAAAGATAGAAAGTTCATTCAAAACAATTTAACTTTTGGCATGCCTGCCTTTTTAAAAGGCGGCGTTAGTCAAACCTTACCACTATCTCTACTTTCTCTTTTTTTATACTCTTCGTAGCCGACACCGACAATTCTTCACGTTTCTTGCGCGTGATGCTATTTTTGTTCTTCTTTCCTCTAAATTTCGCTGTACTATTACGCTTATTCATATCCTTCTCGATATTTTCCAAATTATCTTCAATATCATCGACAATATTATTCTCCAATAGCCATTTAAAGAAATTAAGTTGACCAATAGTGGTCTGAATATAAGTGTCATTTTTGTAAGGGAAATTAATACGGTCCCACCTGCAAAACGGGTCAAAACGCTTTTTGGAATGTGCTTTCAATTGTAATTTGTAATCGTTGTAGACCTTAAAGCGTTTCATTTTACCGCGTTTGTCTTTGAATTCCAAAATGGTAAAGTTCTTTTTGGTATAATTAGTGGCATACCAATCGACTAGACGCAGGGAAATCGCGGATTCCCCATTGATAATTGGAATTATTCTCTCCAGATTCTTATTATTATTCGCCGAATAAAACTTTATTAAACTTTCCAATAAAAGACTGTTTTGTGTAGCGTACGCCAAAGACATTTAATATTTTACTACATTTTTCTTTTAAGTACTTATTTCCTTCAATATTAATATGCCATATTTTTGACATATTAATTATTCGAAAAATTATTTATTTTTTTTCACAATTACTACTTGCTTCGTATATAAAAATTTCTTGTCATCGGTTACTCTTCTTTCCAGATTGCATTTCAAGCAACAAAGTACCGTGTTTTCATCGCTATGACACTGTGCATTGTCTACGCGGTCCAGAGTCCATTGTTTACTCTCGCGTACGTGTTTATACTGAAACAAAACAGGAATTTTGCAATAGTGACACTTGAAAGATGCTGAGATGAATTTTTCAAGTATCTGTTCAAAGGTAATGAGTGACTTGCGTTCATCGATATTCTTTTTTTTGTCTTGGGCAAAATATCCCGATATTTTCTTTTGGATATCGCGTTTTAATTGGATGGCGAATTTTTTTTCATCCTTTTTTCCCGAAAAAATATTAAACGTGTTGTCCCCACATTCATCGGGTTCGGGTTGACTAAATAACTTCATAATAACACCCTTTTGTTTTTTGGTCGTATACCATTCGTCTTCAAATAAAGCGTGATTCTTTCTTTCAATTTTTTCCTCTTTTTTTAGAACTATTGTTTTTATGCTTTTTATGCCTTTTTGTCGAGTATTACACATTTCTATATATTATAAAGATAAAGAATATAAACTCATTGTGCGATATTATATTAACAAAATGGTAAGTAAAAATCTAGATAATTCCAAAGAAAGTAATGAAGACAAAGGAATCAAAGGAAACAAAGGAAACAAAGGAAACAAAGACAATGAAAACGAGAAAAAAAACAAAAAGAAAAATCAAGAATGTGTCGAATTAAAAAATATTCAGTACAAAAGTATGTTGTTGAATCATCAAAATTCCACGGTAAAAACAAAGCCTAGCGAAATAGACATTGAAAAATATTTGAAACATGAAAGCAAACTGAAAACAAAGTTATTGTGGTCCAAACTCGACAAATCCATCAAAATAAAGAAATTAGTTGATTTTGCAAGTGTGTGGGTAAACAAAAATTATACGGAATTGTCAAAAAAGGGTGACAAGATTTCAACCATTAAAGAGATAGAAGAGGTTCTTACCAAATATTTAAAAACGGCTTTACAAAGGAAAAAATTGTCCAAAAATAAAGAAGTCGAATATGACGTGGAAAACGAAGTCATCGTGGATATACCGGGTTTAGAATATAAGGAAAAACGCAATGTTTTTGTCATTAAAAGCGCAGACAAAAAGAATGCTACTATGAAGAATTTGACACCAGTGCGGAGACTCAAAGAAAAAAGAAATATTACAAAGAGAAAAATGAAAGGAAAAATTAAAAAAGATGGTAAAGAAATGAAGAAGGTCTCGTCTATCAAGGGTTTGAAAAAAGGATTAAAAAAAGGATTAAAGGACAATTCATTATAAAATATATTGGTAAATATACATAATTATGAATAATTACGTAGTGTGTGGAAAACTTACGATTGAAGGAGATATTATAGTTAATGGAACAGTATTCAATGTTAAAAGTTTAGGCGGTCTAGTAAAAGTATTGGAACAAGGCAGTTTTAAAAATATTATGGAATTCACAAATAATGAAACAGTCATAAAACAACTAACTTTAGACAATCTGGTTTTGGTTGATTTCGAATGTTCTGATAAATCGGAACTAACTATCAGTGGAAGTTGCACCTGTATTGACACGAAGACTATAGAATAATTAAAAAAATACCTTACTACTAACTTTATTTACTACTTAACCTACCATTATATACCATAAAACCATCGTCCCTTAAAGCTCGTTCTCATACTGCGACCATGTCTGTTCAAAGAGCAGTTCCAGATGTTTATTTTCATACGCGCGAATACTTGCCTGAAGTTCCAAGTATTTGTTCTTCCAATCCTTTGACTTCTCAAGTTCACTTCGGAGGATTGAAAGACCATTTTCCACCATCGAAATTGCCTTTTCCAAAGAGTCCTTTTCCTCAGAGTCCTTTTCCTCAGAGTCCTTTTCCTCAGAGTCCTCATTACTGCGCTTTCTTTTCTGACCTCTTCTACTCCTTTTTACTGCTTCTCTCATTTTTTCTCTCTTAAGTCGAGAAAATTCGCCAAAGTCCCACGAATGTTCCGCAACATCGAATGGGAATTGTGTTTCAAAGCTAGAAGCACTAGCCATCATAACATCGCCGTCAATGTCAAATCTATTATATGCTGCCTCGATAATCGCATCAGACATCGCCACGTCTTCCTGTTTAATCGTTACTTCATTGACCTTTGTCTCCTGATCCTTACCGAAAAAATCCGTCATCATAGTATCTCTCAAATTCATAATGTTGAACTAAAGTCGGGTTTAATTACTTACAGTCTTTGCAAATGTTTATTACATCACCAAATATGCTTACACCCAAGGCATTGATTTTAATTTCGATTCAGAAATACATTTTGTAATTCAAAATAAATTACAAATTGTTTAAATACAATATATAATATGACTGACAAAACCGTTGAAGACAAATACATATGCTACATATTGCGCTGTGGAAATTATACATATAATGGTTGTACGAATAATTTCAAGAGAAGAATACGCCAACATAATAAGGAGATTAAAGGGGGAGCAAAATGTACTGCTCGTCGAGGACCCTGGGAACCTTATTGTATAATAGAAGGATTCAAAGACCAGAAAGAGGCGTTACAGGCAGAGTGGCGTATAAAACGCGTAGAAGGCAGACGACGCGCGCGAAAATACTGTGGACCCGCCGGTAGAATCAAAGGTCTCGCCCAACTTCTCAAACGCGAACAATTCACGAGCAAGAGCGAAAGACCCATATCAGAAATACCTCTCAAGATATACGTGGTCGAAGAATTTATGCCGATATTGGAAGAAGTAAAAACGCGCGAAAATATTATCCTGGCCCCTTTAATAAAGGGTGCCAACCCAAACTTTTAAACCGAATTAAACTTTTTTTCGTTATATTTTCGTTACACGAAAATATAATTACAATTCGGGATTCATCCCGAATTTTCTTTTAAACGTTGATGGTCCAAGGACCATCAATCTTTTTAACGAGAAGAGCCAACAAAGTTGGCATTTAAACTTTTTGCCCCACGGTTTTACTTTCATAATGCCTTGGCATTATGAAAGAGAAAAGAGTGTTTTTGCCCGACGGTTTTGAATCTTAGGTCAAAGACCTAAGATTTAAAAGAGTCAGAAATCGAATTTAAAAATCTTTGGCATGCCTGCCTTTTTAAAAGGCGGCGTCATAATATATAAAGGGCAAATTATTTAAAACGATAACAACATATTAACATATTAACATATCAACCGTTTATGCAAAAAATATTTCTCAAGCCTTTTAAATATCGTCAGATTGTTTATCGATTACATCAGGACAAAAAACTAAAAGTGGGCGTCAATCAAGTTTCCCAGATCAAACAAGGAATCAGAGAAGATTTGCTTCAAGGCAAAAACAAATTAATTGACATTACTTATAAATTCGACTATGAATTATGCGAAGAAGAATACGACTTAGACGATTTTATTGGAGAGCCCGAATCAATTGACAATTCAACAGACAATTCAATCGACATTTGTGAACTCGAGGGTCCAGGAGAAGCCGAATACAATAATCTCGCCCAATGGTTAACACAACAAATCGACGAATATGTACAAAAGAATATATTGGAATTCCGCGAATACAAACATGATTCTACCTTCGTCAAAAAACTAGGTTATTTCATCCGAGACAATATGAAAGACAAGGAATGGTACGATATAATGGAAGAAGACGAACTCGAAGAATTAATTATGAAGCAATTGGTACTCTATTTGAAATTCATGGAAATACCACGACGTTCGCATCCCAACTCAGTCATTGTAAAAGAGATTAGTCCTGAGAGAGAAGCCGAACTGGAGAAAATAATAAATTATCTGAAAAACGTTGAACAACCCGATCAGCGCACTGATGATTGGTACGAATTCCGTCACAATCTTCTGACCGCGTCGTCCATTTGGAAAGCCCTCGATTCACAGTCACAAAGGAACAACCTGATACTCAGCAAATGTATGCCGATTGACAAAGAAAAATATTCACGTGTGAATTTAGACAGTGCTTTCGAGTGGGGACATCGTTATGAACCACTTTCAACCATGCTCTACGAGAAAAAATATGATACTGTCATCGGCGAATTCGGCTGTATAAAGGATACCACGGTCGATTTCCTCGGCGCATCACCCGACGGCATTAATATTAAAAAAGGAAATCCGCGCTATGGACGTATGTTAGAAATCAAAAATCCCAAATCGCGCATTATCAGTGGGATACCCAAAAAGGATTACTGGGTGCAAATGCAGTTACAAATGTATTGTTGTAACTTGGAAGAGTGTGATTTCTGGGAGACGAAATTCACGGAGTATGAAAGTAGCAATGAATTCATCGAAGACCAATTAGAAGGCGGTAAATGGTGGGAAACCAAAGATGGCAAGAGAAAAGGCGTAATCAAGATGTTTGAAAAGAGAAAAGGAGACGGTGTGGACTATATATATTGTCCTTTGACATTTGATAAGAGTCAAGAATACGAAAGATGGAATGATAAAATCATGGACGATAACGAAGACCGTACATGGTTAAAGGATATATATTGGAAACTCGAGACGGAGTCTTGTGTGTTAGTGGAGAGGAATCGTTTGTGGATGGAGGCGGCGCTTCCAAAATTCAAAGAAATCTGGAAAATTATATTGGAAGAGCGTGTCAGTGGTTACTCTCATCGTCAACCAAAAAAAAGAATAAATAAGGAAGAAGTGGTGGAAAATAATCCAATAAGAATAAAAATCGAGGAGCCAGAAAACAAAAAAATCAAGGACACCGAAAACAAAAAAAAAGTTGTTTTTACAAATGAGAATATAAGAGAAGAAAAGCCACGTATAATGGTGAAAATTCGTACAGAATCATTCGAAGAATTTAAAAATAAGAGTAAAGAAAAAGACAAACAAAACAAAGACGATAAAAATATAAAAATAACTCTAAAATAGAAATAATGGAAAACAATAAAATAAGAAATACTAAAATCATTGAAAAGACAACATCATGGAACGAACATCAGGAAGAATTATTAATTGCGTGGGGCGAAAAAGCCTCGGGTTATGCGTGGCTACACAACCAAAGCGCAAGTCACTTTCGCAATAGAAACAAATACATTTCTATACCGTCTGCTCTTTTTTCATACGCGGCAGGCTCAAGTGCATTTCTTTTGACCGACGAAATAGACCTTTCCACACTCAAAACCTTTATAGGCATAATGAGTATTATCGCGGGCATATTAACCACTTTTCAGGAAATATTCACATACAAAGAAGAAACTGAAAGGCACCATATAGCAACACTACGATTTCTTTCTTTCTTCAGGGACATTAGTTCAGAGTTGAGTCTTCCGTCATATTCAAGGACTTCGGCCACGGAATATATCACTTTAAAGCGTATCGAATTCGACCGAATGTTGGAACAATCGCCAGTAATACCGGTTTTTATGATAGACCGATTCAACGATAAATTCGGCGACCTTGAGGTACATAAACCCGACGTAGTAAATGGATTACAAACCATTTCACCGAATCGTAATTCAAATAATATTGCAAAACATGGTATAGAAAGTATATACTCGATGAATGGTATATTGAATGAAAAGAAACCACGAATAGAAATATCAAATCGTCCGATGGACTTGAAAAGCTGTATAATACCGATGCAGAATATAGAAAAATTATTCAAATACAATTTTTCTAAATCAGAAGAGAATAAGGAATCACAAGAGAAAAAGGAATGATGGTATATTATTTTTATTACGTCGTTAGTCTTTTTTTATGACATTTAAATTTCTTTTTCTTACTTAGTCCACACTTTTGTGTTCCGCTTGTTCCAACCCTATTATTATTATAATGTAGTTCTCCGCTAACACTAATTGCTTTAATTATATAATAAAATATAAACGCAAAGACTATACCAAATATATAACTTCCCGCAATTTGCGTTAGTTTGAAGCCACATTTATCTTTCTTCAACATACCATTGTATATTATTAGAAAGTGTAGAAATAACAATATCATTACTTGTTTACCAGTTGAATCAGGTTCACCTTCAAATATACTACCATTCACATAAAAGGCGATAAAGGAAAAAATAAGTGTATTAATTTCAGGGATATTTTTTGGCTTAAAGCCCATACCAAAAATATCTTCGCAAACTTCCTTATTATCACCATCACCATCAGCATCAGCAGCAGGAGCAGCAGGAGCATCAGCAGCATCAGCAGCATCAGCAGCAGCATCACCACTCTGAGAGGCAATATTATTATTTATTAATTTCCCAATAAACGTCACTAAAAGAGTACCAAATACCACTATAGTACTTTTAATGGATGTATTAGCAACAGATTCGAATATAAAAAAAGAAGATATTATCAATGGGAAAAAATTAATAGTCTTTAAAATTATCTTTGGTGGTACCATTATTATATATAGTAATTTATTTTTTTTTATCTATCCCCCTGATTTCTTTCAATACCTCTTTAATATGCTCAAAACATTTATATTTCAAATTACAAATCTTCGAGGTATAATAAAAATTCGTTTTGTTTCTCTCAATAAATGCTATCATCTCAGCACGATTATCTTTCGAAATGTAAAATATATTTATCCCTGCTCTCAGACACGCTAAAATTTTTATTTCAAACATCTCTACTCTTCCTATCAATCCATTATCTTTTAAAACTCCCATAAATATTATATCAGGTGTCAACCTCAAACTATTAAAAAGGGAAAAAATAGCAATACATTGTGCGAAACCACCTGATTTACCCGTGAGTATTCCCTGTGTCAAAGTATTTTTCATGAGAGAATTAAAAGCGATATATTCCAACGTAATACTAGGCAAAGTATTAATCTTTTTAGTGTCACCTGCAAGACTTTTTTTACGTTGTAAAATTTTGACCCAGTGTTTTTTCTTATCGAGGGGCGTATATTTCCACGCAATAATCTTGGCTTTTTCTAAAGAAGTGCTGAAATCAGCGTTGTCTTGTTTCGGTAAAATCTGGTCCGAACCTTGGCAACCACACTCACTAAACCTCACTTTATAAATTAGAATGCCACGCATATTACGATTAACCGCCCAACTACCAACGGTTATACTGTAAAGATTAGGGTCGATATTTCCGCAAACTTCACGTTCTTCCAAAGAATCAATCGACAAGAAGGGAAACAACGAGAATTTAATACAATAATGTTCGCAAAGTGTGATAATGAAGAGATGATGAGGCATGTCAAGTAATTTTTGTTTAGTCGTGTCATCCAAAGAATAAAAGGATGAAATCATTTCCTTTAATACATAGAAAATCTGTTTGGTGTCGCGTTCAAAGGTATAATTTTCCATGAGGTAAATAAGGTCCTGGTCATTTAGGGGGGGAAAAACAAACTTTTGAAAGTCTTTAAGAATGCCGAATTTCAGGATTTTTAACTCTGATAAGGTGAAGGGTTTTTGATATTTTGGGTCTTTGACACCCTTTGCCTTTTTTTCAGAAACATAGATTTTAATTTGCTCTTTTATGAATATATTTCTCAAGGTGTCGAGGATATATGGAAGGTAATAAACCCGAATAATAACAATCTTCGATTCACAGGATAAATTACACTTGACCATATGTTTTTGAATGTTTTCCAATGTCAAATCATTGTTTCCCTTCGCTTCAGACATAAATTATTACACTATATAATAATTTATGTTATATTATTACTTATTGTTTGACTTATTGTTTTGAATTATTGTTTTGACTTATTGTTTTGACTTATTGTTTTGACTCATTGTTTTGACTTATATGAGTATATAATTAATTGATTTATTTCACAAAGA